AATATGGATGCGAAATCCTTTTTGAAAAAGCAAAGATGATTCAAGCAAAAGATTCATCACTTCCAAATGATGCATATTTAATTTGGTATGATGTGGATGGTGAAACTTTTATGGACGTAACTCGTTGCAGAAAAAGAGTTGATTTATTTGATTTCTATTATGATAAGTATGGTCCAGGATCAGTTCGTAAGATTGATTTTGGATACGGAAGAGTAAACCCTAAACTGTGGGGATACAAAGCACCTGAGAAAAAGAAAAAGAGATGAGTGAAGGTTTTAGTGAAGAAAAGATTGAAGTAGCAATCAATAAAGACGAAGTGAAAAGTCTTCTTAAAAAATATAAGAAGATTAAAAAGTACATGCGTTCTCCAATTTTTGCTGTTAAAAACATTGACGGTACAGAAAGAATCGTCAGTGATCTTTTAAAGGAAGTTGAGAATGGGTAAGCATTATCTTCTCAACCTTTATGGTTGTTCATTTGTCCTTCTGGACGATGAGAAGTGCCTTATAGACTTATTAGAAAATGCTGCAGCAGCAAGTGGTGCTACTGTGGTTCAGACTATCTCAAAGAAGTTTGAACCGCAGGGTGTTACTGTGATTTGTTTACTATCGGAGAGTCATATCAGTATTCATACTTGGCCAGAAGAAGGTAAAGCAGCAGTTGATGTTTATACCTGCGGTGATTGTAATCCAAAGATTGGATGTGATATTATTATTCAACAACTTTATGCTCAAGATCATACTTTAAGTTACATTGAGCGTTAACTAAATACACTATATCTGGAGAAGTTTATGCTCTCTACTCAATATCGTTTACGCCTTGAAGCAATATGCGAACGAATTGTGAAAGGTGAATCTGTAGAGTTAAGTGATATGATTTGGGCAGAAAAATTAGCAAAATCAAATCGTTCTGCCGCAACTATTCTGAGGCAAGCAAGAAGACGTGCTGCCAATCCAGAGATGACTGAAGATAGTCTGGATGGATTTATGAATGCTTTAGACTTGGGAGATCCTGACCCATCAAACCATAGAACAGGATTTAATGGTGCTGATGATATTATTGATTTCTTCACTGGAGATAAACCAGAAGACTGGCGACAAAGAGATTAAGAAATAATAAAATTGGTATAACATTTTACAAACTTACTTGCATAGATAGGATAACAGGTCTATAATGACCTTACGTTCATCAGAGAAAACTCTGACGCAAGTAGGACGGCGGAACGGAACGTTCATTTGTTATTCGCAAATAGCAAACGCAAACCGCCCGAAGGAACGGGACCTAAAAATCTCATTCTGGAGGAAATCCTAATGGCTAAAGTAGTATACCGTGGCATCGAATATGATACCCAGAAGCGTCTGGAGTATCAACAGCAAATGATGCAGCAACCTCAACAGTACAATGAAACCTATCGTGGTGTTAAGTTTGTAAAGGAGGGTCATAAGTGATGAAAAAACTCAATGTGCTTCAACTCATCAAAGAGCAAAAGCAAAAAGAGCAACGTCGTCACCAAGCACTGCTAGCAAACGCAGGAGCAGGAAAGTGATTGCTATGATTGCAGCTATCGCAGGTGCATCGACAGCATTCATTTATCTCATATATATTGAAGTTCTATTACTCAATAGGTAGTGGAAAATTACCGTTATCACTATGATGATATGGACAAGGACAGTAGAGGTCCTGCTTGTTATCTTTTAACATATCGTGGATGTCGCTATTGGTCTTGCTACCGTATTCATCTAGTGGAATGGTTTGAAAAAATGTTTAAGTCTGAGGGTTCTTGACGAACCCTCTTTTTTTGTCTATAATTACTTTGAAAAGATTCTGCAAAATGGACAAAGAAAAACTAAAATTAATTGTTAGGAATTTAGAGTCTCTTGTTGAATGCTTAAAATCAGAAATTTATTCTGATACAAGTTCCTACCTAAATTACGAGGACGTTGCTCCTCACATTACTGACTACGATGAAATCTTTGAGGACGATGATTACGACTATGATGATGGTGTGACTAATCATATAAATAATTCGTACAGATTAGTCAACGATGATGACGGAGATGGACTATAAGATACTTGATGAATATCCTCAATATAAAATATATCCAGATGGAAAAGTCTATTCCATTAAACTCAAAAAATATATTAATGGACATAAAAACAAAAGGGGATATTATGCATTTACTTTGTACAACTTAGAAGGTAAAAGAAAACATAAAGGACTGCATCAACTTCTTGCCATGGCATTTGTTCCCAATCCAAATAATTATGAAATTGTCCGACATCTCGATGACAACAAAGATAATAATTGTTTGTCAAACTTAAAGTGGGGAACGATAAAAGAAAATATAGAAGATGCTATTCGAAATAATGTTTTTAAAATACCAGATAACTCTAGAAGATGGTTGATTAAAGTTCCTGATGGTGATACAATAGAGGTGGACAATCTTTCTAGGTTTTGTTTAGAACATAATCTAAGCAAGCAAAATTTACATAAAACATATACGGGTGATAGAAATCATCATAAAAATTATCAGTTATTGAGAATGTTATGAACGAAAACACAGAATTTGAGTTTATGAAACCAGAAGTAAAACTCATAAGTGTTACACCAGATGCAGAGAAGCATATGGCTTACTGTGCTCGTGTAAGCAATCCTGCGAACCAAGAGAATGAAAAGTTCTCTGGACTGCTTAAGTATTGCATTCAGCATCAGCACTGGAGTATCTTTGAGCAAGCAAGTATGACTGTGGAGATCAATACCACTCGTGGTATTGCAGCACAAATTTTGCGCCACCGTTCATTTACATATCAAGAATTTTCGCAACGGTATGCTGATACAAATCTTCTGAACAAAACTATTCCACTTCCAGAACTTCGTCGTCAAGATACTAAGAACCGTCAGAACTCCATCGATGACATTCCCGACTATCTACGTCTTACTCTGTCAGAAGACATTCGAGTTCACTTTGAGCACTCTCTGAGACTCTACAATCGTCTTCTGGAGAAAGGTGTGGCTAAGGAGTGTGCTAGGTTCGTACTCCCCCTGGCGACCCCCACACGTCTTTATATGACCGGTTCTGTAAGGTCATGGATACATTATATTGATTTGCGTTCTGCACACGGTACACAGAAGGAACATATGGAGATTGCTGAACTGGTACGTTGTATCTTCACATGTCAGTTCCCTGCAGTATCTGAAGCACTTGGTTGGACCCGTGAGGGTTGTCCTGAGTGTAATGATGCTCCCTCCATTACCATCGAATAAATATCGGTACGTAAGGAGGAATAATTTTGGCAATTTATCCTGTAGTTCATAAAGAAACTGGAGAAAAGAAAGTCGTTGAGATGAGTGTCAACGACATTATGCAATGGTATCAAGATAATCCAGAATGGAAAAGAGACTGGTCTGAAGGATGCGCAACTCCTGGAGAAGTTGGTGATTGGCAAAATAAACTAATCTCCAAAAATCCAGGATGGAATGATGTTCTTAAGAAAGCTTCTAAAGCACCAGGATCACGAGTAAAACCCTTTTGATAAAATAATATGGCAAGAAAGAGAATACAGAATCCAGTCCCGTTTGGCATGAGTAATCGACAAATGAAACGCAAGAAACCAATTAATCTTGATATCATGAAGACGATTGAACCGTTGACTGATAATCAAGAAGCACTGTTCAAAGCATATAAACTAGAGCAAAATATTGTTGCTTATGGTGCTGCTGGAACTGGCAAAACATTCATCACACTTTATAATGCACTACGTGATGTCCTTGACGAAAAGACTCCTTACGAAAAAATCTACCTTGTTCGTTCTCTTGTAGCAACTCGGGAGATTGGTTTCCTTCCTGGAGACCATGAGGATAAATCCAGTCTTTATCAGATTCCATATAAGAACATGGTAAAGTACATGTTTGAAATGCCTGATGACTCTGCATTTGAAATGCTTTATGGAAACCTTAAGACTCAAGGTACAATTAGTTTTTGGAGCACTTCTTTTATTCGAGGAACTACTCTGGATAATGCAATCATCATCGTTGATGAATTCCAAAACTTAAACTTCCACGAACTTGATTCTATTATCACTCGTGTTGGTGAGAACTCTAAAATTATGTTCTGCGGTGATGCAACTCAATCAGACCTTGTTAAAACTAACGAACGTAATGGTATCGTTGATTTTATGAGAATTCTGAGAGTGATGCCGTCAATGTCGATGGTTGAGTTTGGTGTTGAAGATATTGTTCGTTCGGGACTCTGTAGGGAATATCTTGTTGCTAAGTTGGAATTGAATCTCTGATGTTTAATCATGTTGAATTGAATCTCCCTTCGTTGGAAAGGGAGATGATTGACGGAGTTCGTTATTATAAAGTTCCAAATAATGATGAACTCCAAAAATTTGTTTCCATCACATCAGTCATTAGTCACTTTAGTAAAGAAAAGTTTGCTAAGTGGCGTGAGAGGGTTGGTGAAGAAGAAGCAAATAGAGTTACTAAAAGAGCAACTAGTCGGGGAACTGATGCTCATACTTTGATTGAGCATCATCTATTAAATCAAGAACTACCAACTGTTCAACCAATTTCCGAGCATCTTTTTAAGATTGCTAAGCCAGCATTAAGTCGCATAAATAATATCCATGCACTTGAAGGTTCTCTTTACAGCCAATACTTAGGTGTTGCTGGCACTGTAGATTGTATCGCAGAGTTTGATGGGGAACTTTCAATCATAGATTTTAAAACTTCCAAACAACCAAAACCACGAGAGTGGATTGATGGATACTTCGTTCAATGTTGTGCATATGCATGTATGCTTCATGAACTCACTGGTATTTCTGTTAAAAAGTTCGTGATTATTATGACCTGTGAGAATGGTGAAGTTGAAGTATATGAAGAACGAGATAAAGCAAAATATATTCGTTTACTTACCCAGTATATTAAGAAGTTCGTTAACGATAAGACTTGTTGACGATATTGAATTTATGTTTTAGAATGAACAAAGTTGAGGAAAAAGATTGTACATCACAGTGTTAGGTCAAATGGAGAATGAATTAGAAAAAGCACTAGAGAATAAGTTTTTCTGTCCTTCTC